CTTGTTCTCGTCTTCAGTCATTTTTTCCTCCTAGTGCGTTTTGAAGCTCTTTGTTTTTTGCGTTCATCATTCCGGCGAGCATTGAAATCTTTGCCTGTGCGTCTGCGTTTTTTGCCCTGCCAGAATCGGTGAGCATTTCAGACTTGGTGAAGCTGACAGACATTGCCATCCGCTTCATCTCTCGGCCAATCGCCTTGATGCCAGTGTCCACTGCGTATTGGGTTTGAGACTCGGGCTCAATGACCACATACGAGCCTTTGTTGTCGGACACCAAGAGCATGCAGTGGGCTGTCAGTAGAACGTCCTTGATCTCTGATGTGCATTGCAAGAGTTCAAGATCATGCCTACGAACATCCTCAATGCTTTCAGGCGGCTTGACGTTGCAAAGCTCGGCGATGCGTTTTCTGCTGATGGTGCTACCGTAGGTGATGCCTTCATCAATCAGAATCTTGACGGCCTGTTTCCAAGCTGGGAACAGTGTTGTCTCCTGCATCAGATGAACTCCACGTTGAAGCGTCCAAAGCGTGGCCGATAGTCACCCAGACCAATCAGAGCGCCGGCATCTTGTACGGCTTTTTTTACCTCGTTGACGTTGACCACTTCTTCGTTGACAACGATGGTTGCGTTCAGTGACCACTTGCGCAGGATGGGGCGGTAGCGCATGATCTTTGCCATGCCGACCTTGACGCCTCGGCAGTCAATGTACTCGGGGTCACTCCACAGTTGCTCGGGTGTTTTCTTCTCGTAACCGGCAAACACAAGATCATCCTCCAAGACCTGTACGCCCTGCTTGAATTTCACGCCGAGCTTTTGCAGCTTGGCTGCGGCGATCAGGCAGGCATCAAGGTTTTGTGCCGGCAAAAAGAAACCAACATCTTTGCGCCAGTAGCAGCCGCCAATGAACTCACTGCGTGCGATGGCAACGTGATCGTCGTCTGTTTTCTTGCGCTTGCTGGTCAGCTCTTTGTGAGCTTTTGCCAGTGGGTCAAGCGGGTTTGCAAAACGGTCCGAGTGCATGAGCAAAGGGGCCTTACCTGTCAATTGAACTGCGATTGTTTTCATGATGTTCTCCTTGGTTGATTGATGCACGCTTTGCATCGAAATGACACCTCGTTGAAGTGTCATGACGCTACATTAGCCCTTGCCATACCTTTCATCTCCTAGCCCCGGCAATCCGGGCCTTGGCCGACCCCGCCCGTCCGTTCCCGACCGGTCCCCGCCTTAACTTTGGTGTTGCCACCGAAATGATTCCTCGTAGAAGAACCATCACACTGTTAACAGCCCCTGCCTACCCTGCTGGTCCATACCGCACCCGGACTCGCCACTCCTAACCTAGCCGTTGCTTGTGGTGTTGCCACCGAGATGAACCCTCCGTGAAGATTCATAACGCTGTTAACAGCCCTCGCCACGCCTTTGCAGGCCGAGCCTGACCGCTCCTCTCCGAGCCACAACCACGCCAATTGGTGTTGCCACCGAGGTGAGCTCTCAATGAAAGCTCACAACGCTGTAAACAGCCCTTGATTTGCCCAGTTTTTCCATGCCCGACCCCGCCCCGCCGCACCGTAGCAGTGCAGTCCAAGTGGTGTTGCCACCGAAATGACCTCTTGTTAGAAGCCATCACGCTGTAAACAGCCCCAGCCAGTCCCCGCCTCGCCTCTCCGTGCCGATCCTTGTCCGGTCGTGCCTAGATACATCAGGTAGGTTGGACTCTATTGTATCTGCTATATATCAGGTTCGTCAACAACCGATACAATATATTTTCAAATTATTTTCGTTAGGACAAACCCTATGAGACGAGCTGCGCGGCGCGACGACAACGAGCAGGACATCATCAAGGCCATGCGTGTCGAGGGTGCCTACGTCAAGCAGATCAATGACGAAGGGCTGTTTGACCTGCTGGTTAGCCACCGGGGGGAGACCCTGCTGATTGAGGTGAAGGACGGGGCTAAGCCGCCATCGGCACGCCGGCTCACTGACGCGGAGCAAAAGTTCCATGACGAGTGGCCGGGATCAGACCTGTACATTGTGAACAGTGTGGAAGAGGCCATTGCACTGCTGCGCACCTGCGGATAAACTGCAGGCGTGTTTCATGGCGTTTCTCCTTGAGTGAACTTACCCCCACCTTAGACGTGGGGTTTTTTTTGTGCTTGCACGTCCACCAACGTCTTTGATATACTGACGCCATAGTCGGATTGGTAACCCGGCTTAGCTCTGTAAAGCGACATCCGAAAGCTCTTTAGTGGGTGCTCGGGCTTCGTCAATGCTATTCGTACGTGTTACAGCACTGCGGATTGGCGGCAACCAAGCCTAAAGCTCGATCCCCGACTAAAGAGCTTTTTGCATTTGTGCCGCCCACCCGTCAGGGCGCGTTAGCTTATGCGGCAGAAATCTCCGGCACCCACTCCAGACCAGTCCCCCATGGCGGTAGCGAAGGGAACACTGAAAAGGCCAACCCCACTTTAAACCGAGTGTCCAAGTAGCGAGAGCGAACGGAATAAACGACCTCCCCGCAAGGGGAAAATCCAAATTTCCAGCAATGGAAACGTCTGGGTTCACAGAGCGATCTGTGATGCACGTACAGAGGGCCATCATCCTCTCTGTAACGCTAAGCCAGAAGGCAGGCGGACTAGGCTCCGATAGCTCACAGTAGGAACTGCTTAGGCAGGCAACGAACAGGGCAAGTCAGGTCGATAAAGGGGCCATGTAACCTCCGATCCTCGCCCCAGTGAACACGGGGAGGGCAGGCAGGATACATGGGTAAGTCGAAACTCGTCCAAAATTTGGAGGTTGAAATGAGAGTTGATTTGCATGTTCCGTTTAGCCAAAAGGACTTGGCAAAAAGCAAAGGCGCTCGTTGGGATGCGGCCCGGAAAACTTGGTACGTCATTGACCCCTTGGATATACGCACATTCGCCCTCTGGATGGGGCAGGATGTCAAGGATTGGTATGGCGGCAAGAGGGTAAAGCCATCCAAGAAACAGAAGCCAAAGAACCAGCCCAAGGTTCACGCGCCAAAGCCTGTGATCACCGGCCCTGCTGTGTTCGTGCCTCTGTGCAACTGCACCACCCCGCCATGGGAGGATTGCGAGCATACAGACGCCTTGGCTCAAGCAGCAATGGGTGAGATGCTGGCGTAAAAAAACCCGCACTGTGGCGGGCTTCTCGAAGCGTAGCGGCTCAGCCCTCCAGTCCAAGCATCTGCACACCTCGGCGAACGGCGGTTAGTACTTGCTCTAGGTTGCCATTACTCAGCAGGATAGGGCTCTTGATGTGCATGGTGCAGCATCCTGCGTCCTCGGTGCTGAGCACGAACAGGACATTTCCGTCCTCGTCCACGGCCTCTACGCGGGTTGGGTATACGTCGATCATGATTTCTCCTTGATGTCATAGAACCAATCATCGCCAGCAGACCACTTGCATGTGCCGTCCACTGTCCAGAATGTTTTGGCCGCTTGGAAGTCAGGGAACTTCACCTCCGCAGGAATCAGGCTCTGGTCGTACCACAGGCAGCGGTTGTTGGGCTGCGTGGCAAACTGGCCGTTATCAAGTCGAATGAAGTTGAACGACTTGTGCTCCTCAGCCTGCTCTGTAAACCCTGTGTCAGCATCCATGCCGTCAGCGCAGAAGTCCACCGTGAACAAATAGCGCCCGTGGTGCCACTGTTTATCTTTGCCTAAAAACTTCACACCGAGGTTGCGCAGACCGATCTTCTCGCAGACCGCGAAACGGTAACCCATACAGTCCCACAGTTGCAGGATGTCAATGGGTAGGTCAATATCGCTGTCTTCCGAAAAGACATCTTCGCGCCATACATAGGCATGAAGGGGCAGCTTGTCGTACAGAGCGCCGTATGCGGGCAGCAGCGACTCGATGCGGAACACTTGACCGCGCAGCGCCTTGATGCTGACCCAAATGGCAGGCTCAAGTTCGCCAAAGCCCTTGGTAAAGTTGTACAAGAACTCACGGCGCACGAAGCACTTGATGGGCGGTAGTGATGCAATGATGTAGCTCATGACTGCTTCTCCAAAACAATCTTCTCCAGCTTCTCCACAGCAATGCACAGGTCCTCGTGCAGGTACTCTGGCAGGTCTGTCTTTGCGCTGAACGACCACGACTCCAGCGCGGACAGCAGCTTGATAAGTTTGATGGCATCTTGCTCCTCTTTTCCGTCAAAATAAAACCACTCATGCAGCTCGTTGAGAACTTCACGCACGATTGATTCGTTAATGTCTGCTTTGCTTGGAAAATCGTTGTGCTTGTACGCTCTTGTGTGCCCAAGAATCACTCCGTCAGTGATGCACTTCTCAAGCAACAAGATAAATTTTGGCGTCATGTGTTTACCTCCTTAAGTGTTGCCATAGTCATTGCTATTGCCATATTTTTTGTCAGCGCCATTTCGTCTATGGCTTTAATCTGCTCATCCGTCAGGTCTAACCACGGGCGCTGTGCTGCGGGTGGGGTTCCGATGCCAACATTTCCAGTAACCGGGTCAATACGCACTCGACCGTTTGTTACTTGCGCCAGATGCTCTGACAAGCCTTTGTGCGGCTCATAATCCAGCCCCAACTCTCTTGCGTTCTCTGCCATCTTGTCGAGGGCGTCGTTTGCAAGGGCTTGCTTGATGGCTTCAACAGCATCATCGTGGCTTTCGCTTCCTGCCCCGCAACCAAAATACCATTCTTCCAGCGCCTTAAGCGCCAACTTCATTGTTTTTTTGTCAGTCATTTGATGATCCTCAGAAACGCACCACACCGGGCGCATTTGTACAGGGGCTGGCCCTCAACGGGCTCCCAGCGATGCTGACACTCGTTCATTTTCTCCATGTGCTTTCCTTTGTTGCGGCAACCTCCAAGAATTGGTTGCCTAGGCTACAGTTTAGTGTAGTTGAAAATAATTTGCAACAGTTTATTGCAAAGAAATACAGAATTGTGTATGATCAGGCCATGCGCAAACAAACACGACGAAAAATATGGGACACGGGCATCAATCCGATCACGCACGCCATGGCGGGGGCATCCATTACCGACGAGGAAAGCCTCAACATTTTGCGCAAAAAGGAGGACGGCAGCATGGAGGCATTCAGGAATGGGTCTGCTACCAAGCAAGACTGGAACAACATCAACGCAGTGGTTTGCTTAGCAGAGAGCATGGCTGCTGCGGACATTGGCCCGGAGGTCATGGTGCATTGCAAGATCGCTGAGATGCACCTGCTAGACGCGCACGAGCGGTTCAAGCGCCTCGGAAGGATGGGCTCTACGGCACTTGGCCTTCAGAGCTTTCAAGAAATCATTGAGTGGCACGAATTGCAGAGGACTTCAGTGGCTCGCAGCGTTTACGAGAAGCACATCAAGCGGGTGACGGACATGATTCGCAGCAAGTCATCCAAGATCAATTTTTTATAGGAGGTGCAACATGCACGAAGCGCGAAAGCAGTTTGAAGCGATCCTTTTAACCAAGGGCAAAAGAGCTCCCGGTTGGGATGGCGAGAAGTACGACAACACCAACATCCAGACCTACTGGCGTTGGTTTCTTTTGGGGTGGACTATGAAGGAAAGTAAATGAATAAAGTCATGAACATCGGCGCTCTTGTGATGGACGAGCGTTTGCAGTCGAGAACAGAGATTAACGAAGAGACGGTATCGGAGTATGCAGATGCCATTGCTGCTGGCGCTGACTTCCCTCCTGTGCTGGTTTATTTTGATGGCATCAACTACTACCTGACGGACGGCTATCACCGACTGCTGGCCCACAAGCGTGCAGAGAAGGTATCCATTCTGTGCAACGTGGTTCAGGGTACGCTGAGGGACGCCGTATTCCACTCAACAGGCGTGAACACCGACCATGGCATGCGCCGCACCCATGCAGACAAGCGCAAGGCGGTGATGACGTTGCTAGATGACTTTGAGTGGGAGGGTATGGGCAACGGCCAGATCGCCAAGCATTGCCATGTGTCCCCATCGTTCGTGTCTGAACTGCGCAAGGGCGTTGGCAAAGACACGGGCGATACGGTGAAGTACAAAACACCAAGCGGTAAGGTGATGGAGAAGAAGAAGGCTGCGGGCCGCGCACCGAAAGAGCCGGAACTCAAAGGCCCCGAGGTCACACAGCCTAAAGATGATCAGAACCAAGAAGCCATCGACATGCTGCTGGCCGAGAACGAAGAGTTGAAAGCCCGTGTCGCAGTCGTGGCTATGGATGCCTCACCAGAAGAAAAGCAGGCGGCCACAAGCCTGATTGAAGAGCTGCGTGAGGAGTTGCGCATTACCAAGATCGAGCTAACTGCAGTCAAGCAAAGCCGGGATCAGTACCAGTCAGAGAACAGCCAACTCAAGAAGCAAGTGCTGTCTATGCAGCGTCAACTCAAGAAAGCCGAGTGATCATTGCCCAAGCCAGCGGGCATGTGTGCTGGCAGTTGGAGAAACAAAATGGGTTTGGAATTACGAGAGTACCAGTCCGGTTCACTGGATGGTTTGAGAAAAGGCTTTGCTGCCGGGTACAAAGCGCAGATGCTTTATGCGCCCACGGGAGCTGGCAAAACTGAGATGGCGATTGCGCTACTGGATGCAACCCACAAGAAGGGGAATCGTGCAGCCATGATTTTGGACCGCATCATCTTGTGCGACCAGACAAGCCAGCGGCTGGAAAAGTACAAGATCGAGCATGGTGTGCTGCAGTCTGGACACTGGCGTTACAGGCCATACGAGCACATCCAAGTGTGCTCCGCTCAGACGCTCGAGAAGCGCGGCTCCTTTCCCGGCTTGACGCTGATGATTGTTGACGAGGCGCACGCCATGCGCAGGCAGACCATTGAGTTCATCAAGAACAACCCAGAGATCAAGGTCATCGGCCTGTCTGCATCACCGTTCACCAAGGGGCTTGGCAACGTGTACGAGCACGTTGTCAGCACAGTCACAACCAAGGAGTTGGTGGACCAGAAGGTGCTCTGCCCACTGCGCGTGTTCGTTGCCAAAGAGATCGACATGACCGGAGCCAAGAAGGTGGCCGGCGAGTGGAGTCAGGCCGAGTCCACCAAGCGCGGCATGCAGATCACTGGCGACATTGTGTCTGAGTGGATCAAGAAGACGCACGAGATATTTGGTCGCCCCCGCAAGACCATCATCTTCTGCTCAGGCGTGGAGCATGGTGCAGACCTGTCGAAAAAGTTCGCCGAGCAGGGCTACAACTTCATCAGCATTTCCTACAAGGATGATGACGAGTTCAAGCGCGAGGTCATCGAGGACTTCAGCAAGCCAGACACAGAGATTCATGGCCTGATTGCCACCGATATCTTGACCAAAGGCTTTGACGTTCCTGACGTGATGATCGGCGTGAGCGCACGGCCATTCAGCAAGTCACTGTCGTCTCACGTCCAGCAGATGGGCCGGGTCATGCGCGGCAACCCGGATAAAGAGTTTGCGGTGTGGCTGGATCACGCTGGCAACTACATCAGGTTCCAAGAGGACTGGGAAGACATCTACAACAACGGCGTGCATGAGCTGGATGACGCTCGCGAGAAGACCAAGAAGGAAAAGACCGACAAGGAGAAGGAGGCGGCCAAGTGCCCCAAGTGCGGACACTTGTGGGCCGGAGGGTCGGACACTTGCATTCACTGCGGCTATACCCGCGAGAAGCGCAGCATGGTGGAGTCAGTACCGGGAGAAATGGAGGAGCTCAAAGCGGCGGCCTCTCGGGAAAGCAAGCAAGACTGGTGGTCAATGTGCCAGTACATGGTCAAGTACCACGGCTGGAGCTCAGGCAGAGCCGCCCACACCTACAAAGACAAGTATGGCGTCTGGCCCAAGGGTCTGGCTGAAACGCCGCAAACCCCGAGCGTAGAGTTCAACAAGGCGGTGAAGGCTGCTCTAATCCGTTACCTAAAGGGGAAGCGGTAATGCACTTCCTTGACTTCTGCCGCCTCCACGGCGTGATCATCGACCGTGAACCACCAATCGGCGTGTGGAAGCGATACCCCACAGAGGACAAGCGGCACCACCGCAACGGCGCTGTGAAGTTCATGGGTGACCACGCCTTCGTGCAAAACCACGCCACCGAGACAGAGATCAGCGTCTGGCATTCAGACAGTGACTCAGCCATCGACCCCGACAAGGCACGAGGGGCTGTCGAGGCTGCTGCGTGGGACATTCGCCAGAAGCAGCAAGAGGCCGCTCGCAAGGCTGGCTTCATACTCCACCAGTGCCAAATCGGCTACCACCCGTACCTTGAGCGCAAAGGTTTCCCGGATGAGCAAGCCAACGTGTGGAAGACCAATGACGGCCTGCTGCTTGTCATCCCGATGCGAGTGGGCCATCAGATCGTTGGATGCCAGATCATCAGGGAGGACGGAGAGAAGAAGTTTTTGTTCGGTCAGCGCACGTCTGGTGCCTACTTCTGCTTCGACAACAAAGGGCCGAACATTCTGTGCGAGGGTTACGCCACAGCGCTGTCGATACGCGCAGCCATGAAGGCATTGAAGCGGCGCTACACCCTCTACGCTTGCTTCAGTGCCGGCAACATGAAGAAGGTTGCGGCCACACTGCCTCACGGGTTTGTCGTGGCTGACAACGATGCTTCAGTCGCAGGCGAGCGTACAGCCAAGGAGATCGGCTGGCCGTATTGGATGCCAGACGCGGTGGGCATGGATGCCAATGACGTTCATCAGCGTGACGGGCTGTTCAAGTTCTCGCAGTCACTCGGCAAGGTGATTCGGTAGCTTTACTGGTAGTTGACGCAATGCGTCAGGGGCTGGACAGCTAGGCGCTCGGGGTGTGCGCGGGCTGCCAGCTCCAACTTCTGCATAATTTCAAACCCAATGTCGAGCACGTTGGGACCGTGGCCTACCCACTCCGCAAGGGCAGACACACGGCCATCGGGCCCCTCAATCAAATGGATGCTGAACAGGCTTTGTGGGTTCTTGGACAGATATGACACGGGTTTCCTTTAGGTCTCGGTCATCATAGTCCAATGCCATTTCAGTGACTTTTCTGAGGGCGTCAAGGCGGTCATCTGCCTCAAGATCAAGCTGAAAGCGCACGGTTCTTTCGATGGTCAAACGGTAGGTTTTCACGGCATCTTCCTCTCAATAAGTATTTCAGCGGCCAGCTTGCACTGGTCAATGGTTAGTCGGTCGGCAGCTCTCTCGCAAGCATGGATAAGGCGCATAGCCTCACTCATGGATGCGTGGCTGGTGGCTCGTGCGCCCAGCATGTAGGCGCGTGTCAATGGGTGGTTTTGGTTAGGCATTTGTCTCGCAATCATGGGGCAGCTCTCTCGCAAATAGGTCGAGGCCGCTGTCTCGCAATTAACCCCGGCGGGGGTCACCACGGCGCAGGTGGCGCACCCTCGCGGGCTCGCTCCTCCTGCTGGCGCTGGTAGTCGCGCACCCGCTCCGGGGTCCATGGTGTCGGGCCTCCGGGCGGTGGGAAGGGCCATAACGGGGCGGTCATGCTGTCCGGGCCTCCCGCCTGCCTCGTTCGATTAAATGGCGGGCTTCGGTTTGGTCGTGGGGCTTCTCTGCCTCCAGTAGGGTGCGGATTATCTGGCTCGCTGCTGCCACTTGTCCGGGCGTGGTGGCGCGTTCGTATCGGTGCCCGGCGTTGATGTAGTGGGCTTCTGGGTTTTTCATTGGGTGTTTCCGTATGTTGTCCAGTGGGTGTAGGCGCGGGTCTCGGTGCCTTCGTGCTTGCATCGGGTACAGAATGCGCTGGTGTATCCGTTGGGTTTGGCTGCTGTCCATTGGGCGGGTTTGCCGCATTCGTGCCCGTATGTGCCCGGCTCGGCGTTGGTGCATTTCAATTCATCGGGGTTTTCTGGTTTCATGTTTTGGGCTCCTGTGGTCGGGACAATCCCCGCGACAACCCTCTGCGAAGGGCTGGCGCTGGCGCTGTCAGATTGCAGCGATTGGGATAACCCGGCGTGCGATACGGTCGGCCTGCTTGGCTTTGCTGCCGTGTGCCCTAAAACCAATGATTTGTTTTCGGTCGGCGCGTTGGCAAAGGGCGCAAAGGGCACAGGTCATGTAGTCGGTTGTCTGGGCGGGGCAAACCAACACCGGGCGGCCTTCGGGTGTCTGGCTGTGCTTTGGCGTGTCCATGGGGACAATAACGGCGACTGGCAAACCATGGGCGGCGAGTCGGTCGGCTTGCTGTACATCGTCTGCGCTGAGATTCACGGTGAAACCCCATTGTGTAGCGTGCTTGGCCCATCGGATAGCGTCCGGGCTGTGCTTGTGGGTGTAGGTAAACCCGTTTCGGCCTCTGTTGGCTCTCACGATCTGGCCCAATGCGTGGGCGTCCACCTGTTCACCCTCTCCGGGTAAGTCTCCTGCGACATTCATTCGCCATAGTTGGCCCTTCGGCAGGCGGCTAATGGCCTTCACTAGTCCGTCCAAGTCTGTGCCGCGCTGGTTTACCTTGTTCCAATTCATGGCGGTGTAATAGTCCTCGGCGTAACATGAGCCTCGATAATGGGCGCATGAGGGCGGGCATGATTCGCGGCTGGTGTAGGTCTGCGGGATTGGTCCGGTTTTGCGGTTGCTGCTGGCTTGTATGAAGTGGTATTTCATGCTGTGGGCTCCTGTGTTGTCTTGGCGATTGCTGCGCGGGCGGTGGTTAATTCTTGTTTAATGTCTGGGTCGTTGCTCATGCTGTGCTGTTCTGCTGCTCCAATTAGCAGATTAAGGGCTTCCAATAGGTCGGGCGCTGCGGCGATTAGTCGGGCATTTGCTCGCTGCTCGCTGTGGTCGTTGGCTTCGGCGTTGATTGGTAGCGGCTGACCGTCTGGTCGGGTCAGTCGGTAGTCGTGGGCGTGGTTGCTGGTATAGGTGCAGGCCCATGGGCTTGGGGTGTGGCTGTTCATTTTTAATCGTCCTGTGTGTCGTGGCTGTATTGCAGTTCATCGGCTGCTTTTTGGCGCTGCCATTGGGTGGCGGTCGGGTCTTTAAGAATGCGAAGGGCGAAGGCTATGGCCTCGTCTAGTGGCATCGGTGCGGGGTCTCCTTCGCTGTCGGGGTGCGGTAAAGCGGGGTTAACGGTGAAGTGTTGGCGGTTCATGCTGTGGCCTCGTATCTTTTGTAATTCCTGATTGGGCTGTCGTTGTTGGTGTGGTGCTCTTTGATTTCGTAGGGTTGGCCTTTAATGGCTTCCATGTAGGTGGAAAAATCGCAATCCTCTTCTAAAAATGCGGTTTCTCCTTTGCGGTATGAATACCCGCTGATTTTGTTGTCGATGCCAAGCGAGACAAGCTCAGCCACGGGGACTGCTGCCCAGCCGTGTCCGGGGTCGGTATAAAAAATGATTGTTTTCATGGTGTCGGCTCCTTAGTGTGTCTGGCGTGCTTTGACTGTCATTCGGGTGCTTGCTTCGCCCGTCTTGGTGTATGCGCGGATTAGTTGAGGGCTGGCTTTCAGGCGCTGGGCGATTGCTTGCCAGTCGATCAGGGTCTTGCCTGCGCATTGGGCGAAGTTCACCCGGTAGAGTTGGCCCTCGATGTTCTCTAGGCCTGCATCCTCCAGCTCGGTGCGGATCTGGTCGGCCTCGCGTTTCATGTCTGCCAGTGCAGCGTGTAAAACTCCTAAGCGGTCAACCTTGGCGGCGATTGCTTGGGCGGCTGTCGGTGCTGGTGCTGCTTGCATGATCGGGGCGGACAAAATAGCGTTGGCGAAGTCTGCGAAATTTTCGGGTTTCATGGTGTTATCTCCTGTGGGTTATAAAAAACTTTTTTCGTTGCTGTATGCGCGGGGCTGGAAATCCTGCGGGCATAGTTCAAAAAAATGCCGTGTGCCGTCTGGGTCTTGTATGTAGGCCGGGGCGGTCGTTTCGTCGATCAAGTCGAGCACTTGGGTGCTTATGCGGTCCGGGCCCTCTGTGCTGCCGATATAGGCGGCGGTGGCGGGTATGGTGTCGGGCGTGTAGCGTTTCATTTTGTGGCCTTGGTGGTGGTGCTGGCAATAAATCGGCCCCGGCGGGTGACTGTGGCGCGGTCGTAACAGTGGGCCCATTGCAGGGCATTTTTCAGGGTTAGGCTGTGGTGTACTTTGTCGAATCCTTGGCCTTGGGTCTGGTAACCGATAAGGCGGGCGGCTATGGTGCGTAGGGTGTCGGCTGTGGTCATGTGGTGGGCTCCTGTGGTGCCCGGCTCTGTGTCCGGGCTGGGTTGTTTAATATCCTTCGGCGAAGTCTTCAAGGCTGGAGACCAGTCCATCAAAGTCTTCATCTGGTCCGAGTAGGTCGGCGAGTGTGTGGACAATCTCGCGGGGGTATTCCTCGCACAATGTCTCCAGATAGTCGGCGCGGTCGGTGTATCCCTGCTGGGTGTATGCGTTTTTCATGGTGTGGGCTCCTGTGGTGGTTTCTGTGGGGATTGCTTCGAGTAGATACGATTGGTCGTATGGGTCGGTCGGGTCAATGTAAAAACCCATGAGCTTGCCGCCTTCCTTGATTGCATCGGCTGGGCTTGCGGCCTCTATGTTGAGGGCCTTGGGGCCTCTGGGGTCGTTCTTGGTTTGGACTGTGTAACGTGTCATTGTGTTGGCTCCTGTGTGTTAGGTCAGGGTCATTCCTGCCTGATTGATATTCTCTTAGGTTCCGGGGTGCGTGCGAAGGGGTCAAGCGGTTTATTTAAAGGTTTTTGGTCGAGTATTTTTTAATCGGTTTACGGGGCTGATAGTCTCGGGCAATGGGGTGACGCGGTGCGCTGCCGCCTGAAGTGTTGGTGGTGCTTGCCTGCTGCCGGGTAAGTTGACCGGGTGGCGCTGTCGGTCGCGGGCCTTGTTTAAAGCGAAGCGGTAGCGGCTCTCTTGCTGTTCTTCTACAATCGCACCCATGAACACCACCAATAAACCAGCAAAGTTAACCCGGGCTCAGATAACCGAAGGGCTCAGTTCTGTGCCCATCTCCCATATCCTTGGTAAAGGTGTTTCAAGGGAATTAACACCGAAGCAACGGGCCTTTGCTCTTGAAGTGGCGAAGGGGTCAACGGGTGCCAGTGCATACCGCAAAGCCTACAGTCCTAAGGGCAAACCCAAAACCCACGGGGATAATGCGTCAAGACTGAAGGGGGATGAAAGAATAAAAGCGGAAATCGAAGCGCTGCAACTGGCAATAAAGGCTCAGGAATATCAAACCCCTTCGGCCTTGCGTGCTTTGGTCATTCAATCCCTAGTCGGCGTTATCACTGACCCCGACAGTAAACCCGGTCAAATCACGGCGGCTGCGAAGGTGCTGGGCACGGTGACAGAAGTAGCGGCATTCACTGAACGGAAGGAAGTTCGGACCATTACATCAAGCGAAGATGCACGCGCTTCGATCATGGCACAGCTCAAAGCGCTATCCAATGCCAGCGCCACCGATGCGACGATCATCGACGCGCAGGCGGATGAGTTGATGCGCGAGTTGGCCGGCAGCGACACCCACCCACCCGCCACCACCCCAGATGCCAGCGAGGAGTCCCACGCATATATACATACTATTCCACATGAACAATCCCCTCACGACTCCGAAAATCCTGCCAGCGACACCCCACCCCCCTCCACACAGGAGACCCCCCCGTCATTGTTGGAAAGCTGACCCCCGGGGGGTATATTGCTTAAAAAATAGGCAGTCTTACGAAAAACGTGATGCGATAAATAGTTCTAGTTGGAATGGCCAGATGATTACGAAAACAACGCGGCAACCAATTCGTGGAGGTTGCGTAAAAAAAGTTATCCACAGGGACATGAAAATTCGGCGTAGCGATCCTACGAGGGATGAGTGTATGGAGATGGGTATGAGTCCGGCGCAGAAGGAGGTGTTTATGGTGATTGATGAGTGGTGGAGGAAGTATGGGTTTTCGCCGACCATACGGGATATTGCGTATGTAAGGGGGAAGATGGGTATGGGGAGTACGGTGAAGATTGTGGAGAGGTTGGTGAAGTTGGGGGTTGTGAAGAAGATAGATGGGGTGGGAAGGACGATACGTCCGGCGTGGGTGAACTATAGGAACTTGAAGGAACTTGAATGAAGAACCTTGAGGAGTTGGTTGCGCAGTTGCCCGTGCATGAGCAGGAGAAGCTGATGGAGCAGGTGGCTGAGTACAAGGCTGCGGTGGAGAGGGAGAAGTGTCAGGCGTCCTTTATGGCTTTTGTCCGGAAGATGTGGCCGGGGTTTATTCATGGGAGACATCATGTTGTTGTGGCTAAGGCGTTTGAGGACATTGCCTCTGGAAAGCTGAAACGCCTAGCAATTTCTATGCCGCCACGGCATACGAAGTCTGAGTTTGGTTCTTATATGTTGCCGGCTTGGTTTCTTGGGAAGTTTCCTGACAAGAAGGTAATGCAGGCGTCGAACACTGGGGAGTTGGCTGTTGGTTTCGGACGTAAGGTCAGGAACTTGGTGATGAGTGAGCAGTACCATGAGGTTTTTCCGAGCACGAACATTCGGCAGGACTCGAAGTCGGCTGGCCGGTGGGCTGTAAATAGTGTGGGGGAATACTTTGCCATTGGTGTAGGTGGAACGATGACTGGCCGTGGAGCGGATTTGGTCATCATTGATGATCCTCATACTGAAGGGGAGGCGACTTTAGCGGTGCATGACCCTTCTATATATGACAAGGCGTATGAGTGGTACACCTCTGGGCCCCGTCAGCGACTTCAGCCTAATGGGGCGATCATTATTATTGCGACCCGCTGGAGTGAGAACGACCTCATTGGCCGAGTTTTGAAAGAAGCGGGCGAGAGGAACAAGACAGATGAGTGGCGCGTCATTGAGTTCCCGGCCATTTTGCCTTCGGGTAATCCCTTGTGGCCTGAGTTCTGGTCCCTTGAGTTGCTCGAAGCACTGAAGGAGGAACTGGCTCCAGCTAAGTGGAATGCGCAGTACCAGCAGCAGCCCACCGGTGAGGAGGGGGCTATTGTTAAGCGAGACTGGTGGAAGATTTGGGAGAGGGATGATCCGCCGAGGTGTGAGTTCATCATCCAAGCATGGGACACGGCGTTTACGAAAAACGAGCGGTCGGACTATTCGGCCTGCACCACTTGGGGCGTGTTCTATATGGATGAGGACCCGAACAATGCAAACATTATCTTGCTTGATGCCTTCCAAAAGCGGATGGAGTTTCCTGAGCTCAAGGAAAAAGCTCGGGCGCACTATCTTGAGTGGGAGCCAGATGACTGCATCATTGAAGCCAAGGCTGCAGGTGCTTCGTTGATCCAAGAGTTGAACCAGCAGGCTGACATTTTTATTCGGGGGTACACCCCAAGTCGGGGTACACGTCAGCAGTCGAACGACAAGATCGCCCGGATGAACACGGTGTCTGCTATTTTCCAAGCTGGCAAGGTGTGGGCACCGGATACCAGATGGGCCAGAGAAGTGATTGATCAGATGGCTTCTTTTCCTAACGCGGCCCACGATGACTTGGCTGACACGGCTGTTATGGCGATCACCAGATTTCGACAAGGCGGGTTCTTGAGACTAGAATCCGATGAGCAGGACGAACCTTTGTCCTTTCGGCGCAGAGCCGCATTCTATTAGGATCAAATATGGCAACGAGCAGCATGGTTTCATCCCTCGCACAGGCCCCAGAGGGTCTTGATTTCTTAGACATTGTGCAGGATGACACCCCTGCGGTTGAGATCATCATCGACAACCCAGACGATGTGATGATTGGGATTGACGGCTTGGCAATTGACTTGATGCCGGAAGATGATGAGCCTGAGTTTGATGCCAACTTGGCTGAATTCATGGACGAGGGTGAGCTAGAAAAGCTTGGCTCTGACTTGGTTGGCGAGGTTGAATCAGACATTGCTTCTCGTAAAGACTGGGTAGAGATGTACGTCAGGGGCCTTGAGGTTCTTGGCATGAAGTATGAGGAGCGCACCGAACCTTGGACTGGAGCCTGCGGGGTTTTCTCTACCCTCTTGACTGAAGCTGCAGTTCGGTTCCAGTCCGAGACCATCATCGAGACCTTCCCCGCCCAAGGGCCAGTCAAGACGCAGATCATTGGCGCAATCGACAAGATGAAGGAAGACGCGGCTGAGCGTGTTCGTGCCGACATGAACTTCCAGTTGGTTGATGGAATGCCGGAGTATCGCCCTGAGCATGAGCGGATGCTGTTCAACTTGGGTCTGGCAGGCTCTGCCTTTAAGAAGGTTTACTTCGATCCCAACCTTGGCCGTCAAGTGTCTATCTTCTGTCCTGCAGAGGACATCGTTATCCCCTATGGCTCCTCTGGTGCTCGCTCCGCAGAGCGCGTTACCCATGTGATGCGCAAGACCAAGAACGATGTTCGCAAGCTTCAAGTCGCAGGCTTTTATCGTGATGTGGAGCTGGGCGAGCCCGTCATGATCCACAACGATGTGGAAAAGAAAAAGGCCGAAGAGCAGGGTTACTCAGTTACAGATGATGAGCGGTATCAGTTCCTTGAGATTCAAGTGGACTACGACATGCCGGGGTACGAGGACGAGGATGAGATTGCCCTTCCTTACATCGTGACTATTGACAAGGGTACAAACAAAGTTCTGTCGGTGTACCGAAACTGGAATGAGAGCGACCCCAAGAAGCTCAAGCGCCAGCACTTTGTTCAATATGACTACGTGCCCGGATTCGGTGCTTATGGCTTTGGCTACATCCACCTGATCGGCGGCTATGCCCGTGCAGGCACATCCCTGATCCGCCAACTGGTGGACGCAGGCACCCTGTCCAACCTGCCCGGTGGCTTGAAGTCCCGTGGCTTAAGGATCAAAGGGGACGATACCCCAATCGCCCCGGGTGAGTGGAGAGATGTAGATGTGCCCGGGGGAACGGTGCGCGACAACATCATGCCTCTGCCATATAAAGAACCCTCGCAGGTTCTGGCCGCGTTGCTGGAACGCATCACAGAAGAAGGCCGTCGCCTTGGCTCCATTGCTGACATGAACATCAGCGACATGAGTGCTAACTCTCCTGTCGGCACGACCTTGGCTTTACTTGAGCGTCAACTCAAAACCATGAGCGCGGTTCAGGCCCGGGTCCACTACTCCATGAAGCAGGAATTTAAACTGCTTAAAGAGATCATCCGGGACAACACCCCAAGTGAGTATGAGTACGAGCCACAAGGAGGCGACCGCATGGCTAAGCGGGAAGACTACGACATGGTCGAGGTTATCCCGGTAAGTGATCCCAACAGCTCAACCATGGCTCAGAGGATCATGCAGTACCAAGCTGTAATTCAGTTGTCGCAAAGCGCCCCGCAAATTTATGACCTGCCGCAGTTGCACCGTCAGATGATCGAAGTGCTGGGTGTGCGCAACGCAGACAAGCTTGTGCCAATTGAAGACGACATGAAGCCACGCGACCCGGTGAGCGAGAACATGGCCTTCTTGAATGGCAAGCCCACCAAGGCATTCATCTATCAAGACCATGACGCCCACATCGCAGTTCACTCTGCTTTGATGCAAGACCCGTTGATGGCCGCGCAGATTGGTCAGAACCCTCAAGCCCAGAAAATGCAAGCCGAGATCATGGCCCACATCTCAGAGCACTTGGCTTTCTCCTATCGGAAGAAAGTTGAAGAGCAGTTGGGTGTCCCCATGCCAAAGCCTGATGAAGACTTGCCAGAAGATGTCGAGGTGCAGTTGTCTCGTCTGGTGGCCCAAGCATCGCAACAGGTTCTGGCTCAGAGCAAAGGTCAGGTTGCACAACAACAAGCCCAACAGCAAGCGCAAGACCCACTGGTCCAAATGCAGCAGCAAGAGCTGCAGATCAAGATGCAGGAAGTTGAAATTAAGAAACTGAAAGCCCAAGGCGATCTTCAGATTCGCGCAGAAGAGCTTGGCCTCAAGGCTCAAGAGGCCGCTCAGAAATCCGGGCAAGACCCAATGATGGCAGCCCAAAGAATGCAAATGGAAATTGCCCAAATGCAAGAAGCTCATGGCATGGAGATGGCGGCAAAGAAGCAAGCCTTGCAGCAAGCTCAGGCCCAAGCTCAACAGCAAGCTGCAATGCAGCAAGCTCAGACTCAACAAAAAATGGCGCACGGCGGTCAGGTTCACGCGCAAAAACTGAACCATGCCGAACGTGCTTTTCAACAACCAAAACCGACTGCTAAACCGTCGGGGAACTAAAAATGGACAATAAAATATTAGAGCTTCTCAACAAAAGAATTGAGGAGCACGTCAAAAGTCATTCAGAGGCTTTGGTAGTGGGGCAGTCGAAAGACTATGCCGCTTACCGAGAGTTGTGCGGGGTCATCCGAGGTCTCCAGACCGCACAGCGTGAAATTGGCGACCTCGTGCGTAAACTGAAAGACGACAATGACGACTAACTTTGATGTTCAGGCGGTTGATCTGTCTGGCCTACTCAACAAAACCGTTGAGGATAAGGCCACGCAGATTCCAGAACCTGCCACTTACCACCTTCTGTGCATGCTTCCAGAAGCCAAAGAAGAGTACGAGGGTGGCCTACTTAAGGCCAGCCAGACGATGCAGTATGAAGAGCTGCTGTCATCCGTACTGTTTGTGGCTAAGGTTGGCCCAGACGCCTTTAAAGATGAGAAGCGCTTCCCCAGCGGCCCAAGCTGCAAGGTGGGTGACTTCATCATCGTGCGCCCAAACACTGGAACGCGAATGAAAATTCACGGAACTGAGTGGCGGATCATCAATGATGACTCTGTTGAGGCTGTGGTCGAAGACCCTCGCGGCATCCAGCGCGTTTAAGGAGACACCATGGCTGAACTCGACAAAACCGAATTTACTTTCCCCGATGAGGTGGAAGAAAAACAATCTCGTGCTGGCTCCAAGGTTGTAGAAACTGAGCCTGAAGTTGAGATTGTTGACGACACTCCTGAGCAGGACCGTGGCCGCAAGCCCATGGAAGAAGCTCCCAAGGATGTAACCGACGAAGAGCTCTCAAAATACGATGAAGGTGTGCGCAAGCGCATCCAGCATTTTACAAAGGGCTACCACGAAGAACGCAGAGCCAAAGAGGCTGCCTTGCGCGAGCGCGAAGAAGCTGTAAAGCTTACCCAGCAAATCATTGAGGAGAACAAAAAACTCAAAGGTTCCTTGCATCAAGGCCAAAGCGCCCTACTCGAGCAGGCCAAGAAGGTTGTAGCCAACGAGATGGAGCAGGCCAAGCGAAAATTTAAGGAAGCGTACGAAAGCGGCGACGCAGATGCACTGACGGCAGCTCAAGAAGAGATGACAACGGTGAAGATGAAAGCCGAGCGTGTAAACAATTTTCGGCCAGCACCTGTACAAACCGACGAAAAACAGGTACAAATACCTACCGCTGAACCAATTCGGCCCAGACTTGATGCGAGAACTCAGGAATGGACGGATAAAAACAAATGGTTTGGCAGTGACGACGAGATGACCAGCTTTGCATTGGGATTCCACAACAAGCTGGTTAAATCTGGAATTACGCCGTCATCACCTGAATACTACGAGCGCATTGACGCACGTATGAAACAAGTTTTTCCGGATGCGTTCGAGTCCGGTGAAACTGACGCTTCGGGGGATGCTAACTCTTCTCCGAAAAGATCGAATGTTGTTGCACCAGCGACACGCAGCACAGCGCCCAAAAAGATCGTGCTGACAAAAACGCAGGTGGAACTCGCTAAGCGGTTGGGACTGACGAATGAGCAGTACGCCCGTGCAGTTGCGGCAGAAATGAGGAAATGAAAATGGCTAAAACAGAACTTGACAATCGTGAGCCTCGTGCTCTGCAAATGCGTGACTCAGCCGAGCGACCAAAAAAATGGTCGCCACCCCAGCTTTTGCCTGATCCGACACCGGAAGAGGGCTACGCTTATCGCTGGATTCGGATTGCCACGCTTGGTAAAGATGACGCCATGAACGTTTCCGGCAAATTGCGAGAAGGATGGGAACCTGTTAAGGCATCGGATCACCCCGAAGTGCGATTGTTCAGCGGCGGCCAAAACCGTTTTACTGACAGCATTGAGGTTGGAGGCTTGCTGCTTTGCAAAACACCTGTGGAGTTCACCGAGCAGCGGAATGCGTACTACACCCAACAGGCAGAGTCGCAGATGCAATCAGTGGATAACGCTTACATGAGAGAAAATGATCCTCGTATGCCGCTTTTCAAAGAGCGCAGCACGAAGGTCACTTTCGGCAAAGGCACTTAACTTTTTTTGGAGTCCAAACATGGCTTTCCCCACCGTTTCGGCACCCTACGGTCTGCAACCTATCAATCGAATTGATGGCATGCCGTACGCAGGTGCAATCCGTCAGATTCCCGTAGCTGCTGGCTTCGGCACCGCCATTTTTGATGGCGATACCGTTGTGATCAACAGCGATGGCTATCTGGTTAAATCCACCACAACCAACTCCGGCGACATTGTTGGCGTGTGTCTCGGCGGACAGTACGTGAACTCGAGCAATCAAACTGTTCAAGGTCAGTTCATCCCCGCTTCGGCATCTACCGCAACCAATCTGGCGCTGGCCTACGTTGTTGATGACCCAATGGCTCTGTTTAAGGTCGCTGTTGTGACCTCTGGCACTACCATGGGCACCGCTGGCCGTACTGTTGTTGGCACTAACCTTGCGCTCGTCCTGAACGCTGGTAACACCACCACCGGTAATTCTGCTTTCGCCGTCACTTTGACTGGCGCTGGCACTACTGCCACCATCCCAATCCGTGTGATCGACGTTGTGCCAGAAACAGCTACCGCTGCTGACACATTCACCGAGCTGTTGGTGAAAATCAACACACACCAGTACAACAACACCACTGGTGTCTAAGGAGTAAATCATGGCTATTTCACGCGCACAACTGCTGAAAGAACTTCTCCCCGGCTTGAACGCTCTGTTCGGTCTGGAGTACGCTAAGTACGGCGAACAGCACAAGGAAATCTACGAGACCGAAACTTCAGAGCGTAGCTTTGAAGAGGAAGTTAAGTTGTCCGGCTTCTCCGCAGCTCCTGTCAAGAACGAAGGCGCAGCCATCGCTTATGACAATGCTCAGGAAGCTTTCACAGCTCGCTACACCCACGAAACCATCGCTTTGGGCTTCTCCATCACTGAAGAGGCTATCGAAGACAACCTGTACGACAGCTTGTCCAGCCGATACACCAAAGCTCTGGCCCGTGGCATGGCTTACACCAAGCAAGTCAAAGGCGCAGCTATCTTGAACACCGGTTTTACCGGCGGCCCCACCTACGGTGACGGCGTGACCCTGTTCTCGACTGCTCACCCTCTGGTGTCTGGTGGCGTCAACAGCAACCGTCCTGCCACGGCAGCCGACCTGAACGAAACTTCGTTGGAAAACGCAGTCATTCAGATCGCCGCTTGGACAGATGAACGCGGTTTGCTGATTGCAGCCAAGCCCAAGAAGCTGGTGGTTCCTCCGTCGCTGCAATTCGTTGCAACCCGCCTGTTGGAAACTGAACTCCGCGTTGGCACTGCTGACAACGATATCAACGCCATCAAGAACAACGGCTCCATCCCCGGTGGTTACACAGTCAACAACTTCTTGACTGACACCAACGCTT